CAACGGCAGCCTGCACCAAAACCTGAACCGGATCCTAAAGCTCAATCTTGGGCGGAAGACAATCCTTGGTTCGGAAATGATCGTGCTATGACTATGACTTCTTTTGTAATTCACCAAGATCTCATGAACGAAGGGTTTGACGCCACAAGTAATGAGTATTATAGTGAAGTTAATAAAAGAATTCGTGATGACTTCCCTGACAAATTTGACAGAGAAATCACGCAAACGAACCGACCCGCTCAGGCGGTAGCCCCTGCTAAACGCAGTGCTAAAGCTGGGCGCAAAACTGTGAGACTCACACCTTCACAGGTTGCAATAGCAAATAAATTGGGTGTGCCTTTAGAAGAGTACGCGAAATATGTTGAATAACGTGGAGTTAACATGACAGATAAAGATAATAAAGACGAAAGTCGAGAACCACGCGAAGCCCAGACTCGTGAGAAGAAATCCTCACGCAAACCTTGGGCTCCACCGTCCGCTTTGGACGCACCTACACCACCTGATGGATACGCTCACAGATGGGTAAGAATGGAAGTAAGGGGCCAAGACGATTCCAAAAACGTTATGGCTAGACTTCGTGAAGGATGGGTACCTGTGAGAGCAGATGAATATCCAGACTTTGATTCTCCTACCGTTGATGAAGGTAAATTCGCAGGAGTGATAGGAGTTGGGGGATTGATTCTTTGTAGAATCCCTGTCGAGACTATACAGGAGAGATCTGATTATTTTGCGAGTAAAACGCAGAACCAGATGGATGCTGTAGATAACGACATGATGAAAGAAGGAACTCATCCCAGTATGTCTATCAATAGACCCGATAGACAATCTCGCGTAACAATTGGTGGGACTCAAAGTTCAAAGAACTAAGAGTCCTTTATAATAATTCTTGGAAATAGAGAAATAAAATGGCAAATGTAGACAAGGCCTTTGGCCTAAGACCCTATAAGGGACTTAATGTCGGTTCAGCCGTTCAGCAAGCAAATAAATATAGTATTGATCCTTCGGGATATGGCACAGCCATATACCAAGGCGATTTAGTTATATTTGCAGGTGGATATATCAACAGATCAGCAGCAGGTTCTGCTAATAACGTTGGTGTGTTTTCACATGTATATTATGTTGCTACTGATGGCACTCCTACCTATAAGAATTACTATCCAGCATCTACAACGGCACTTGGTGGCGGAGCTATAGACGTATTCGTCTATGACGACCCTAATCAATTGTTTGTTGTTCAAGCGGATGGTGCTTCGGCTGTAACATGTATTGGCAGAAATGCTGACACAGACGGCATAGGTGGAAGTTCAACAACTGGCGTCTCCACTCGCGAACTAGACTCTAGCACCATAGCAACTACTCAAGCACTTCAGCTTAAAATAGTAGGAGTTGTCCAAGATGATTCAAACGGAGATCTCGCAAGCAATAACGCTAATTTGGTAGTACAAATTAACGAGCATGCTTACAGAGGTCCTGTTGCAGGAACTTAAGGAGTAATTTAAATGGCTATTAGTAGAGCACAATTAGTTAAAGAATTGCTTCCAGGACTTAATGCATTATTCGGACTCGAATATGATCGTTATGATAGGGAACATGAAGAAATTTATGAAACCGAATCTAGTGATCGTGCTTTTGAAGAAGAAGTAATGTTGACAGGTTTTGACGCAGCACCCGTTAAATCAGAAGGGGCAGGCGTAGCATTTGATTCGGCTCAAGAGGCCTTCACATCGCGCTACTCTCACGAAACTATAGCACTGGCTTTCAGCATCACCGAAGAAGCGGTCGAGGATAATTTATACGACAGATTGTCGGCTAGATACACTCGCGCGCTTGCTCGTAGCATGTCGAACACCAAGCAAGTCAAAGCGGCTTCAGTATTAAACAATGCATTCTCATCAAGTTACCTCGGAGGCGACGGTAAAGAGCTTTGCGCAACGGATCACCCAACTGTGGGTGGACCTAATTTGCGTAATGAACTTTCTACCGCATCGGATCTAAGCGAAACTTCATTAGAACAAGCATTGATTGATATTGCAGCTTACACTGACGAGCGTGGTTTAAAAGTAGCACTACAAGGAACGAAATTGATCATTCCTAAAGAGCTACAGTTCACTGCTGACAGATTGTTGGAAACACCAGGCAGAGTCGGAACCGCAGATAATGATATAAACGCAATGCGTAACATGGGCATGGTCCCAGAAGGTTACACTGTGAATCATTACCTCACCGACACTGACGCATGGTTCATTAAGACTGATTGTCCGAACGGATTTAAAATGTTTAATCGTTCGCCAATCAGAACTTCAATGGAAGCTGATTTTGATACAGGGAATGTTCGCTATAAGGCTAGAGAAAGATACTCGTTCGGTTGGTCCGACCCACGAGCAGTATTTGGTAGCCCTGGAGCATAAGTTTAACTTATCTTAAATGGAACCCGGGCG